ATATACCACTCGAATTGCGTTAACAGATATGTTCACAACCTATGAGGCTCGAAGTTCCATCTCTAACACATTTACTGAGATTAACATCATTGAGAATGGGGTCGGATTAGGGGCTCTGGCACAGCCTGGTAAACTAACGATAAAGAAAGAGTGGCTTATGGAATTAATATATCCTGTTGGGTCAGTCTATATCTCAAGACTCTCAACACCGCCAAATGAGTTGTTTGGTGGAGGGGTCTGGAAAAGACTTGAGGATACGTATCTTAAGGCTGTAACCGATAAATGTGCGACATATGTAGACAAGTATAGAGAACATGACACATTCACGATTGACCAACCTACACATGTTCGTTATGGCGCTGCATACTACGGAGACAACTGGAGATATTTCTATTTAAATCCAGGGACATATACGGTTGACTTTGCTACATTTGGTGACCCGTTACCAGGTATCACAAAAACATTACAATTTGGGTCTGGAGCAGTTACTAGTGATGCAGGTTCTAAAAGAGGTACAAACTATATTCCTATCCGATATACACAGCCTGAATCTACCGGTTTCGGTTTAACTAAAACAGATTCGTTTAAAGATAGAGTTTGCGTCGTCTGGAGTAGTGCTAAGGACCAAAAACTACAGACTGTTGGTAACCAGATAATGAATGACCCTTTCTATGATACGTTCTACATGTGGGAGCGTATTGGATAATTTTCTAAGGAGGATAAATTAATGGCAACAAAAAATATTTCTACGTATCCGGTAGTTGAGACTATTAAGGATGCTGACAAAGTAGTATTGTCTAAGGACGGTACTGTAAGGCTTGTTGAGATTGGAACTGTCAAAGCAGATATGCGACAGGAGATTCGAGACGCTAAAGGAGAACTTCAAAATGAGTTAAATAGTAAGACCTCAGCAACTGAAGCAGCTCTTGATGCGGAACGTACTGCTAGAACTAATGCGGATACAGCTTTAGCGAAACGTGTTGACGACGAGGTAGAAGCTAGAACTAATGCAAATGCAGACTTGCAAGAGTCTATTGACGCTGAGGAAACAGCTAGAGAGAATGCTGATACAAATTTACAGACACAGATTGACAATAGATACACTAAGACTGAGACTGATGATTTATTAGATGCGAAACAGGATAACTTAAGTGAGTCGCAATTAGCTGCTACAAATAGTGGTTTAACTTCAAATGATAAGACAGCTCTAGACCTATTGGTTAAAATATTAAATGGTACTGGTCCAGGTTTCCATTCAAGTATCTATCGTGGCAAGTACCTAGGTGATACGTATACGGATGAGCAGAAACAGGCTATTGCTAGTGGTACATTTGAGGATTTATTTGTTGGTGATTACTGGACAATCAACGGTGTCAATTGGCGTATTGCTGACTTTGATTATTATTACAATATCGGCGATAGAGCCTTTACTAAGCATCATGTTATTATCGTACCTGATACAACATTATATGGCGCTCAAATGAACTCAGAAAACACTTCATCTGGCGGTTACACAAATAGCGAAATGTATACCACTAATCTGGATGAAGCCAGAGCTGCATTTGATAATGCTTTTGGTAGTTCATTTATTCCAAGTCACAGAGGTATGTATTCGAATGCTACTAGTAGTGGTGGTAATCCATCTGGATTTACTTGGAGAGATATGAGAGTAGAACTGATGAATGAGGAACAGCTCTATGGACATGCTATATGGGGAAGTGCTAACCATAATGGTTATGATACGGGAACGCAGAAGACACAATTTAAATTATTCGTGTTCGACCAGACTAAAATTAATATTAGAGAACTATACTGGTTAGCAAATGTTTCATCTTCAAGCGGTTTTGCTCGTATAGGCGATAATGGTCTTTCAAACTCTGGTAATGCTTCAGACGTTCGTGGCGTCCGTCCGTTCGCCTGCTTAGTGGGAGATAGTGAATAGTTTTAAGGAGAGTAGTTATGAAAGTTAGATTTATTGACGGTTTTGAGTTTGAAGCTGAACTCAATGGTAATAACATCATCCCATCTGTAGAAGTACCTGATACTGAATTACAAGAAGAGAATTTGGTTGAAGTATATATTGACGACGTTAAATATGAAAATATGACATGTTGCAACAATTTCAAAATGGATGGTAAACAACATCTTGTCATTAGACCTTTAACTGAGAGAGAATTAAAGGATAGAGACTTTGAAGCTAAGTTAGAGTATATCGCAATGATGGGAGATGTTGAGCTATGATGAGTAAGTTTGAAAAGGTTTTGTATTGGTATCGTACAGGAATGTGGGATATTAATAAAGTTAGTAATGCTGTTTTAAAGAACTGGATTACTAAAGAAGAATTTAAAGAAATTACAGGAGAAGAATTCCCAGAAGAGGGATAATAGGAGGAACTAATTATGAATTATTACACTAAAGACATTGTTAAGAAAACTGATGGCACTATCTCAAGCGCTAATAACACATTTACTGGTAGAGACGCAGCATATGCATATTTATACGCACGAATGGGTTCTCTTCTTGGAAGAAATGACGTTGTAAGGGTTGCAATGGAATTAATCGATGAAAATTGCGTCCAGTATCAGCGCCTTACATATGAGAAGGCTGAATTGTTAGAAACTGTAAATAATCAAAATAATACAGAAAACCTAAAAGGGGAATAATATAGGAGGAAATTCAAAATGAACTTAGAACAGTATTTATCACCAACAATCATGCTTTTCTGTGTACTTGTCGGATTCTTAATTAAGAATTCACCTTATTTCGAAAAGATTCCAAACAAGTATATCCCACCCTTAACATGTATTATTGGTATCGTTGCATATCTAGTATCTAAAGGTAGCGTCTCTATTGAGAATATCCTAGTAGGTGGGTGTTCAGGTTGGGCATCTGTAGGAGCATATGAGACTGTAAAACACTTCTTAGAAACTAATGGTGAAGCAGAATCTAACGGCGAAGAATAGGAGAGGCTACGCATGACGTTAAGAGACTTTTTCGACGAATTCATACGTATGGGTTTCGATTTAAATGGATTACTTAGGACTGGGGTAGTCTTATGGATTATAGTGGGTAGCATATTCGAAATTGCACCAATCAAGATTAATCCTTGGACAAGTTTACTCAAGTCTATATCAGGTATTATCCATAAATCACTATATGAGAATATCGCAAAACTTGAGGTGACTCTCGTTAAAACTAATGAGGAAATCGAGTCACTTAATAAGAGATTAGAACTTATCGAAATAGAGGCTATCAAACGTAGGATAGTCTCTTTCGGTAATGAAGTAAGTCAGGGTACACACCGATTAAACCAGGAGGCTTATGACTTGGTTTTAGATGATATCACAGCTTATAATCGTTATTGTCAAGCTCACCCAGATTACATCAACAATAAGACAACCATAAATACTCGAATTATTCTTGAGAGATATATGGACCTTTACAATAAAGGTGATTTTAATTAGAGAGGAGAAGGATAAAATATGACAAAAATTATCGTAGGAAGCGCTAGAAGTGATGAACGTGGTAAGATTTCTGGTGGTAAGGCAGGAGACCAGACTGGTAGAGAACTTTCCACTCAGCCTTACTACAAACATTCTAAGGGATGGATTGTACTCAGACCTAAAGAAGATGTTGTGGCTAACAAAATGTGTCAGGCAATGAAAGACGCTTGTGCTTCAGCTTATATCGGTTATGACCAGAGTCAGCGTGATACATTAATTGAGGAATTGAGAAAAAACGGTAAATCAATTAAAGGTCTTAAGAAAAAGGTTGAGACTGACTGTTCAGCATTAATTCGTGCTTGTGCTTATGTGGCGGGTATCGAATTACCGGATTTCAACACATCTTCTCTTAAGAACGTACTACTTAAATCAGGTCATTTCACAGACGTTACCAATAAGGTTAACTTAACAAATGGTTCAGGGTTATTGGATAGTGATGTATTGTGTACTAAGACTAAGGGTCATACTGTTATGGTTACATCAGGTGGTAGTAGAAAGTTTGTAGCTACAGCACCAATTGTCAAACCACCAAAACCTAAGGCTGCTGCGATATCTAAGACTACAACATCTAAACCTGCTAAGGCTAAGACTACGGTAGCGGTTAAATACTCTAAAACAGTTGAAGAGTATCAGATTGCCTACAACAAAGACTTAGGTAAGACAAAAGGCAACCTTAAGGTAGATGGAATTAAGGGAGCAAATACTAAGGGCTCATTTATTAATGCTAAGTTAACTATTGAAACTCGTAAATCTAAACCTCACCTTACTAAATTTGTACAGAAGAAGGTTGGGTTTAAGGGTGATGATGTAGACGGTGACTATTACAAGAAGTCTGTTGCGAAAGTTAAAGACTTCCAGAAGAAGCATGGTATTGTACCAGTAACTGGAAACTGCTCAAAGAAGACTTATAACAAGATTGTGAAATAGTCTACATTTTTTACAAGTACTATAATAGAAAGTATGGAATAGCTTAATTGGTTAAAGCGCCAGAGTAAAGTCTGGAGATTGAGGGTTCGAATCCCTCTTACACACTTTCTATTTTTTTTTTACATTTTTCACAAGTGTTATAATAGAAAGAGTATAGTTTATGTGTTTAAAACACCGGGATACTTCCGGAGAAGACGACTCGAACTCGTCTACACTTTCTATTTTTTTTTTTCACTTTTTACAGCGTGTATTATAGAAATACATACTTAAAGGAGGAAAAATAGTATGAGTATGACAGAAAAGTTAAATATCTTGTTACAATTGAGATATGTATTCTTGGTAGCATC